TTGCCAAGAAGTCGCTCTTGTTGCCCGTGCCGCACTGAAGGAGAAAGAGTGATGGATATCGTTAAACGACTGCGGAACGGTTGCACCTGTAATTTTGAATCAACACCGTGCGGTGCCGAGGAAGAATGTCAAAATGCATTTGATGGAGCAGACGAGATCGAGCGGTTGCGGAAAGCGTTGAAGAAAATTTGCCATGTCACTGGGTCAGACATGGAGGCCTACGACATTGCTGAAAATGCATTGAAGGAGAAAGACTAATGGACGCCATTAAAGAACTCAAAGAGTACGATGGATATATTCAGTCTGAGCAATACAAGATCAGGCATCGTGTAATCCAAGAGATCAAGCAGTTGCGGTTAGCTAACTCAGACCTTCAGATGCACTATGATCATGCGAGAACTGAATGCGACAGGTTGCAAGCTGAAGTTTTAAGACTGCGTGGATCGTTGGTATCAAAGGAGAAAGAGTGATGGCATACACTAGCCCAGAAGTCGAAAAGCGAGTTATGGAAGATATTGTAGATAGGCTGCGCGTTCTTAACTTCATGGGGCCGTGGAAAGAAGCGGCTGACGAGATCGAGCGGCTGCGTAAAGAATTAGAAGAACTGTCAGAGAACATAGGGCTACAGCGGGATGATGCTTGGGATGATGGATTTGCACACGGGTTCAGCAGAGGAGAGGACGAGGGGTTGCAGATTGTGCGGGAAATTTATGAAGTGTATGCGGGGTCTGAAGGAATACCTCAACCCATGACCGCAGCGGAGGGTTACCTGTTATCGCTTCTTATGGAAGTTGTGAGGATTGCACAAAACGCACTGAAGGAGAAAGAGTGATGGATATGTTTGACGCATTAGTTGTAGTCATTATGTTAATCGCTTCTGAGATTATTGGAAAACTTATATCCGTTATAAATAATCTTGAGGATCAATTAAAGGAGAAAGAATGATGAGAGATTTTCCATTAGCGGCTGTTCGTCTGCAACGCGCAGCCTATCAACGTGAGAGAGAGAAATCATATGCTGAACGCAGAGAATGGAAAGAAAAGCACGGTAAGCGTATTCGATTAAGCAAATCTGGTGTTCCCTTGGTGAAGGAGAAAGAGTGATGGCAACAAAGAAGAAAGGCATCCTCACATCTGCACCGCAGTGGTGGGATCATTTGAAAGACTGGAAGAAAGTATTCTGGAGCGCAGAACGAAAGGCTGTCAAAAAAGAAATTAAAAAGGAACTTCGTAATGGGTGATACAATTATTGAAATCAAAGAACTTGATCTGCCACTGATAGACAAGACTATCTATGACATCAAAGCCTATGTTGTCTTTGACAGGGAAGAAGAACAGCTTTGGTATCTGTCCTCTATCACTTGGGATGGCAACACCTTGGAATGGGACGGGGCTAGAACATTACGCAGTGCTGATCTGAGCAGGATGATATGGGAACACGTAATACACTATATCACTGACGAGGCTACCGAGAAGGCTGAGGATCATTTTTTGGATGAGGAACACGACTATTAAAGGACGTGCTTGCCTCTGAAGACTGGCTCACCATTGATCAGCTCACACATCTCTGGCGGCATCAGCACACCGTCAATGAAGGACAACACTAGGAATCCCGGCTGCGCTCTGCTTGGGGTTCCCTCGCCATACTCGAAGCACTTGTGAGACGGGTCACCGAGCATACCATCCTCAATGCCCCAGTGGGTTCCATTACGATTGCGAACTGCTGTAACCTGCAACTGATGGGTGTGACCAGTAATGGTTGTCACGCCAGAGTGTAGAGCATTGTTCCATCCTGCATGGATGCCAGAGCGGAAGCGATGCCTGATCTCTACACCATTGATATTGACCGCCCAGCAGAACTCCCATGTCGGGAACCTGTCTGAGATCCGACCTGCATAATCATCAAGCTCAGGTGCGTTGTTAGCTAAGTAGTGATCAACACGCTGGTCATGGTTACCCATCGTCCAGATCCTATGCTTTGACGGCTGTAGCTTGGCTATCCACTTGGTAGCTGCGTCTATCTCAGCGGAGAGTTTCGGAGCGTGAGCATTCAACAGAGAGCCGTGACGGCTGACCTTTGCACCATCCAGAATGTCACCATTGAGGACAATAACATCCGGCTTTAACTTGCGACTGACAGCAACAAATGCCTTCATCATTACAGTCTCAGGGCCGGGCCAGATATGGGCATCCGAGCCAACCAGCACTACGCCATTATCAAATGTGACCTCTAGCTGCTGTGGGTATGTCCATTCTGCGGACGGTTCAAGTTCAATTTGCGCGAATATTTCAGGGTACATTACCTTGGCAATATCTACCCTTGTCTGGATAGTTGTCCTTGGGATCTTTGATATTTTGCTACTAAGAACATAGCTCTTGTTGCATCTGTACCAAAGACGCACAGCGTCCATAGCAACGTCCTTGGACAACTTTTTATTGGGCATTAATCCACCGCCATGTTGAACGCAATCTTCTCGGTCTCTTTGACCCGTCGCGCCCACCCTTTACCAAACGTCTCCCATGTTGGCAAACCTTGAAGGAAAGCCATACGGGCCTCGCAGACCTTGGTAGCCAACTCTCTGGGGTTGACATTAGCTACAGCGGCTAGGGTTGCGGGGCCGATAGCACCGTCAGCAGCCACACCGACAGCCCTTTGTAGTAGCTTGCCGGCACGACCAGTACCACTATTAATAGCAAGGTCGAACACAGCAAAATCAACACCTCGCGGGAGGTCATCGCCACGGACTGCATCCCAGTACTTCTTCTTATAGAGCGGCGTGACGTCGGCAACTGTGAGAGATCTGATGTCATCTACCGTTACCTCATGGCCTACCCACTCTTCCCAGACACGCTTCGTGCATCCGAGATTGGTTGCTCCCCCTGGATCTTTGGGGTGATTTACGAACCCGCCTTCGTGCTTCAAAACATGAGCGAGTGATTCGCTAAAATTATCTTCCACGGGTCACTCCTTTGGAGTTGAGTTATAGATCATAGCATCTTTTTTCTGACTGCCAGATGACGATCCAAAGTAGAACGCAATGATGCCGCCCCATGCAGTCTGTAGCGCACCGAGCAACAACAACAACGCCTCGTTGCCTGTTGTCGGCAAGCCATAGACTAGCATATAAATCAGGATAGCAAAGAACCCAGCGGTCACTGACACTGCTAACGCCCGTGGTATCCAGTCTCTGGTTTCCTTCTGCATATCACGGGCAGATTTACGGTCGTCAACAGCGATGCGTTCTAAGTCGATGTCCAAGGCTTTCATCTGCACCTTGAAATCAGCGTCGATCTTTTTCACGGCAGCTAACTGCTCTGGAGAGGCAGTAGCCATAGCATCCATTACGGCTTCCTCTGAGAAGTCTTCAGCACCTAGCAGTGCCTTGGATAGGGATTTGACAGCAAGGCCAGCCAGTGGGCCTCCTAGAGCCGTTGCAAGGGTAGGGGCTACCGAGGATAGTAGTGGCCCGAATGCTTTAAGTAGATCCATCTTTACCTCCGGTAGATTTGCTGCCGAGCATTATGCCTGACAGCGTGCCTGTTAAGAATGTTGCAATCGGTGCGATTAACTTAAAAAATTCCTGGTCGTTTGGAGCCTGTCCATCAATCGGCTGCACGACAAAGATCAGGCTGTACAAGACAGCGAACACAGTACCCGTCAGTGTCAGGCATAGACTTATCCCGATGATAAACTGCAAGAGAGCATGGAGTTCATCCTCTTTCATTCTCATCTTGCGACGGCTCCGCATGGATTTCTTTTTAGTGTGTCGGCTGAACAAGTTCCAGAAGCGGTGCAAATAGGAGGATTGCATTCAGGTGCGTCCCAGTTGGCAGGATCTTGGCACGGGTATCGGTAACGATCCTCGCAAGCCGTCAACCCGATAAGTAATATGATGGCGATTATCCTCATGCGAACAACACAATCGCGATAAATAAGCCGACAGCGAACACAATCACAGCCAGAAGCATCCACGCCCCCATGATTAAATCACGTCGGTTCTCTTCAGCTTCGTGCTGTGCAGCCGCTGCCTCACGCTGTGCCTCTTTCCTCATTTCGATTATCTCTTTTTGTATGGACGACCACGCTGCTACACCGTATGCAGAAATGAATAGATTGCGTGTATCTAATTGTAATTGCTGGGCTTTTTGCTTTAACGTGTAAAGTTTAATTGCCTCGGCCTCATACTCTGCCTGAGACTGAAACAGTTTCTTTTTCTTTTTAGCACTGGTTAATTGAGTGATCTGCGCGATTCGACCGAAGAGCGTGCCGACGCGGTCGGCGACATCCAGCATTTCGTGTCCACTATCGACGGCCCCTTTAATCCCATTGTAGATGGCTGTCGCACCTGCGATGAGCGTAAAAGGATCCATTTATGCTCTATTCCAATCTCTAATTGCAAGAGCAATACGAATCAAAACAAGGATCAGACCGCCTACTACAGCAGCAAAACCAATCCAACCCTGTAACTCAGTAACCCATAGCGGCATTGTGATAGCACCTGTTGCTATGGTCGAATCAATTACAAGTTTGGCTTCGTCAGCTTCCATCAGACTTCCTCGTCAGCGGGTAGTGGTGTGTTGCCCTCGGCTAACCATGCTTTGAACTCTGGATAATCTGCCGTGCAAGTCAGACGGATCAAACCGTCTTCATCTACACGGGCGTAGATTTGAGTTTCACCTTCAATTAATGAGAGACATTTAAAAATCATAACTCTGCACTCCAACCTAAATAAGCAGAAGCCCCTGACGCGCTTCCTGACCTTAATAAGCATCCCTGACCAGCGACTAATCCTGAAGCAATTGTAAAATTAATCTCACTAGAAATAACTGTTGATGTTGCAAAAGCTGGAACAGATGTGCAATTTTGTCCTGTAGGTGCAGATATAATTGCGTAATTTGCAACCGTTCCTGATTGCTCTAATGCAGTTGGTCTATCTCTCATAGTGACTGGAAATAAAACTGCCCCGCGGGCAATTGTTGTGTTATCACAAAACGCATTAGCAAAAGGCTGATTATTTCCTGTTGCTGATATTCTATAATAATACCTCTGACACTGCGCTAACTGAGCATTGTACAACTGCCGCTCAAATGGTGTGGCGACTGTGCCAACCTCAAGCTGTACGCCTGTGACGTAGAAGGTAGCACCGTTAGTGCCGACTACTGAGGTTGCACCTGTGGCTGAAAGATAGTTTGTCGCCGCCCATGCACCCGCAGTTCCAGAAAATGTTGAGCCTGCGCCAATACTAAAAATTAAGATTATACCAATTCCGTTGGTTGTAAGCCAAGTTCCAGACGTATCTCCAGCTACTGTTACAGTCTTTTGTTCCCATGTGTTTGCTACAGAGATTGTGTATGTAAATGGATACGACCTAGTGCCATCGCTATTTCTTAGTGACCCACCAAAAGTTCCAGTTAGTGAACTACGCACCCAAAAAGATAAAGTTACTGTTGCCGCAGATGCCGTACCCCAAGCCAGATCAGAAACATTTAAACCCTCAATAAGCTGTCTAACGCCAAATGATTCAGCCGCTCCAACCGTATATGCTGAAAGTGAAGTCAAACCAAGATAGTTTGTGTACCCTGTTGGTGGAGTTACTGCACCAGCATTTTGACCAATTTTATATTTTGATGCGGCAGTAGATGTCGCTTGCCATCTATCAAGATAATATGTTTGAGTAACAGCAGGATTTACTTCAGTCCCAGCATTACGCTGATCTATCCGCATATCCCCGTTGATGATGCGGTTGCGTAGAAAGCTACTGGACATAGCCGCAGTGCCGCCAAAGGACACGTTGCCACTGGCATCTGTTACCATGTTGGCGGTAGCAGATGAGGCGTTCTGGAAGTTAGTAGCTTTTACGGTACTCATGTCATCACTCCCACAAGGCTCGTGAGTTCTACTACGTCAGCAGCAGCATCAATGTCTATCTGCAACCCTGCGTACTTGTCTCGGATGAGTTGCCTTGCCGCTTCAGCCGCCACCGCCTCAGACGGGATCGTAGCCTTGATGTCCAGTGGTGCGAACTCGGCAGACCGCGCAGAACGACGCTTCTCATGGGCGATGGTCTTGGCCTTGTCTAAGTTGATCGTGATCATGCAGAATACTCCCACGCATTGCGGAACGTGCGGTCGGATGGAATGTCAGATACATCTACAATCTTGAATGGCTTACCAGCAGGTACGTCCTTGGCAGCGATTTCCTGAATGGTCATCGTCTCAAGAGCCTCTGGAGCGGGGATGAGGATGGATACCCCACCGTCGTCGTTTGGGTAAATGACATAATTCATTGGGTTATCCTTTTAGCGGAAGAACGCAGCACAAGCAGTAGCTGAATCTTGATTGGTTGTAGTCGACGCTTTAGAAAAACACCTAAACCGACAAGTGGAAGTAGTTTGGCTACCGTTATTATCCGTAAAGTTAGTACTTGAAAAAACAGGCGTATAATTTGCGTCTGGCATTGCTGTTGTAAAGTTCACCGTGTAGTCACCCGTACCATTGTCGGCAACGCTCGTAACATTACCACTTGCACGGATAGTACAGAACCCAGCAGTGTTGGTTGTGCCATCAAAGTTCACCCACGCACGACAGCCGTATGCCGTTGCTACCGAGCCGTAGCCGGAATTAAATTGAAGGTTTGCAGACGAGTCCAGCCGCATAACCTCAGTACCGCCCTCAGTGAAGGCAATGGTATCAGCGGCAGGGAAGAACATACCCGTGTTGGTGTCGCCGCCCTGCACTGCTGGAGTGGCAGCGGAGCCATCAACACCAGCTATACCTGTGGTTCCGTTTAGAACTAAAGTCATGTGTGCCTCACTCGTACATAATGTTGATAGTGCCAGCGTCGAAGGTATCTGTGCCACCTACTGTGGTAAAACGAACGCGGTCTAGTGTTCCTCCAAGAGCAACAGAACCTGCTGTTGTATGATTATTAAAATTATTGCTTGCTGCTGTTGCAATTCCAGAACAAACCCAAGTGTTTGAATTTATAAGTGTAATAGTAAGGTGTCCAATATAGGTATAAGCTGCGGCAGTTGTTTCAAGAATAAGAAATCCAGAAGAGTATGCTATATATGCGTTGGATGTTGAGGCTTGTCGAGCTACATAACCTGTGTATCCAGAAGATGTAATTGAACCTGCGCCAATCTGTACTAGAAGATTTGACGTGCCGCTTACACTTACGCCGCTAAACATCACCGTAATACGCTTCACCCATGACGGTATGCTAGTGAAATCAATGCTTGTTCCAGACGTAGACGCCTGAGCCGTAGCAGATGTAATAGCACCACCTTGGATAGTCTTATTGGTCAGCGTCTGTGTAGCGGCTAGACCTACAAGTGTATCAGTCACAGCAGGAAGTGTGAGCGTGTTGGTTCCGGCTACAGCAGGAACGTCTATAGTTACCGATCCAGATGTTGCGCCATTGAGCTTTACAGGCATTAGACAGTCTCCAAAATAATGTTCATCATACTATCGACCATGTGCTGCCAGAAGGAACGGTGACGACCACACCACTATCAACCGTGATTGGGCCAAATGTTCCTGCGTTTTTGCTAGCGGTGATTGTGTAGTTAGATGTCACGGTTTGATCGTTTTCGTGGAAAATTGCATCAGTACCACCGCCTGTAGCACCGCCACCGACTGCACCCCATGCAGTACCGTTGTAGCCCTCGAACTGGGTCAAGGTAGTATTGAACCTAAACTGACCTGTAACGGGCGTAGGACGGTTTGCTGTCGTACTGGCAGGTATCTGTGCAGCACCAGTCAATGATGTCTG